ACACGACCATTCAAGGTGGTAATGTTGATCCTGAAGAAGTTGCTGAAGCTCGCAAGCTGCTGGATGCAAGAACATTTCAACAGGAATTTGAAGCCACCTTTGTCACAGCAGGCAACAGAGTATGGTATGCATTTGATAGACTCAAGAATGTTCAACCCTGGACAGGTGATTTACCTGGCACACTGGAAATAGGCTGTGATTTCAATTTGAACCCTATTTCAGCAGTGGTATTTGCAAGGTCAGGTCTCAAGGTTTGGGCAATTGATGAAATTGAAATATACAGCTCTAACACACAAGAACTGGTGGAAGAAATCCGCACACGGTATAACAAACATCGTGCAGAACGAATCACAGTGTATCCAGACCCAGCAGGTTCAGCAGGTTCCACCAAAGCTGCCACGGGTGTTACAGACCATTCCATCTTGCGTAACGCAGGATTTGTTGTCCGTGCCCCAAGAGCACACAACCCCATCAAGGACGGAGTAAATGCTGTAAATAGCATGTTGTGCAATGCGGATGGTGATCAGAGATTTTTTGTTGATCCTCGTTGCAAAAGACTCATAGAGTGTCTGGAACGACACAACTACAAACCAGGCACCTCACAGCCTGACAAAGACACAGGCTACGATCACTTGACAGATGCAGCCAGATATTACTTTGATTATGTGTGGCCAGTTCGCCGCGACATACAACCACAGGCTCCACAGCGATGGGGTCACTCAATAGGAGCCAGATAATGAGCACAATTAGAACCATAGACCAGCAGATTGCTGAAGCCACTTCAACCAATACCACCTATACAGATTTTAGACCGCGTTGGGAGTATCTTTACCAAAGCTACATGGGTGGCCAAGAATACAAGGATGGTTCATACCTAACCAAATATCAACTGGAAACTGATGCTGAGTATCAAGCCCGTATCAATAGCACACCACTTGACAATCACTGTGCCTCAGTTGTGCAGGTTTACAATTCATTCCTGTTTAGAGACGAACCTGATCGTGAACTAGGCACACTGGAAATGATGCCTCAAGCACAGGATTTCCTAAAAGACGCTGATCTTGATGGTCGCAGTCTTGATGCGTTCATGAAAGATGTTGCCACCTGGGCATCAGTTTTTGGACACTGCTGGATTCTTGTGGCCAAACCCAACACAGGTGCAGTTACTCTAGCAGACGAACAAGCTCTAGGCGTAAGACCTTATGTGAACCTAATGACACCACTTGCTGTGACAGACTGGCACTACACACGCAATGCCATAGGTCAGTATGAACTGGATTTTTTCAAATACATTGAAGAATTTTCTGATTCAGCACAGACCATTAGAATCTGGACCAAGACTTCAATTCGCACCCTGGTTGTGAATACCACTCGTGAAGAAATTGAACAAGACTACACAGTGCCCAATGGTCTAGGATACATTCCTGCTGTGTGTGCCTACAACTTGCGATCAAACATGCGTGGCATTGGTGTGAGTGACATCACAGACATTGCTGACAGCCAGCGAATGCTCTACAACATCAACAGTGAAATTGAACAATCAATCCGCATTGACAGCCATCCTTCATTGGTCAAGACTCCTGAAACACAAGCAGGTATTGGTGCTGGTTCAATCATTCAGATGCCTGACAATCTTGATCCAGGACTCAAGCCCTACATCCTGGACTACAATGGTGCTGAGGTGGATGCCATGTTGGCTGTGAAAAAGAATCTTGTGGAAGTGATAGACAAGATGGCCAACACAGGTGCTGTGCGTGCCACAGAGTCAAGAACAGTTTCAGGGGTGGCAATGGAAACAGAATTCCAATTGCTGAATGCTCGCTTGAGTGCCAAAGCAGACTCATTGGAACTGGCTGAAGAACAGATCTGGACCATATTTGCTCACTATCAAGGCACTGTGTTTGATGGATCTGTTGACTATCCAGGCTCATTCAACATCCGTGACAGCGAAAAAGAATACAAAGAACTCACAATGGCCAAACAGGCCGCAACTGATCCTGCTGTGTTGGCAGTGGTTGACTACAAGTTGTTGGAAGCTCTAGGTGAAGAGCCAGATGAGATCCTGAGTGCCATAACCAACCTAATGCCAGCAGATCCTGTGCGTGCAGGTGCCATTGCTGACATGGCAATCGCCAGCGAAGAACCTGACTTTGAAGAACATCTAATGATCAATCCTGATGATGGTTCAGTGCGTAAGGTAGAAAGCCAACGCGAACATGACACGCTGATAGCTCAAGGATGGCAGGAAGCCCCTGCTGGAACCATTTATCAAGGAGAAGAATAATGGCCAAACAAACCAAACTCATTAGAGGTTACAGTGAAACCACTGTAGGCAAGAACATCTCTTATGAGATGAAAAAGCATCCCTCACAAAGCCGTGCTCAAGACATTGCTATTGCACTCAATGTGGCCCTGGATGCTGCCAAGAAGGCACACAAGCCTGCTCTTGTAAAGAAATACACACAGAAGAAGCGATAAAATGCCAGTTCAACAAGTTGTCAAGAATGGTAAAAAGGGCTATAGATGGGGTCAACATGGACATGTTTACTACGGTCCTGGTGCTCAAGCCAAAGCCCAACTACAAGGTCGTGCAGCCTATGCGGCTGGTTACCGTAAGGACTCAAACAAATGAGTCGCAGTTTACCTAGTCGTGGATCACGAACTGAACGCAATAAAAAACGCAAGCCACCACGGCCTGCTCGTTAACAGTGGGTAAAACCACACAAGATTGTGTAATCTATAAATACACCACTAACTTTACAGAAAAGGTGATGCAACAATGACAGACAATTCATTGGCTACTACGGCTACTGATGCCACAGACACATCTGAAAATCAGGCCGCTGCTGCCAAGACTTTCACACAAGATGAAGTCAATGCTATACTGGCAAGAACCAAAAATCAAATTGAAAAAAAGTTCGCCAGCAAGTATGAAGACTTGGGAGATCCTGAAGAACTGCGACAACTGAAACTTGAGGCTGAAAAGCGTGCTCAAGAACAGCAAATCAAACGCGGTGAATTTGAGAGAACCCTGCAAGAAAAGGCTGCAAAATGGGAGGCTGAGATCGCCAAGCGAGACTCAATCATCAAAGAGTATAAGGTCAATACACCTGTATTGAGTGCTGCCGCAAAGTATCGTGCGGTCAATCCTGACCAAGTGAAGGCATTGCTACAGCCGTCTTTGAGACTCAACATGGAAGGTGAAGTAGAGATTGTGGATGCCAAAGGCTCAGTTCGTTACACGGACTCAGGTGCCCCACTGGCGGTAGAAGATCTGGTCAAGGAATTTCTTGACTCAAATCCACACTTTGTGAGTGCCGCCCCTGCCACGACCAACAGTCAAAGCAACATGGGCATGCACACGCACAAAACTCTAGATATCACCAAACTGGATTTTAAAAATCCAGACCACCGTAAAGCCTATGCGGAATATCGCAAGGCCAATGGTTTAGCCTAATTCAAGGAGAATATAAATGGCTGGTTCTAATTCAACATCTTTAGCAAATCTGATTCCTCAGATCATCGCAGAAGCCACATTTGTGGCATCTGAGCGTTCCATCATGCGTGGACTCGTCAAGAACTATTCAGTGCCCATGGGTTCTGGTGGTTCTATCAAAGTGCCAATCTATCCCAAAGTAAGTGCCGCAGCCTACACTGGTTCAGCAGACACTGAGATCACCAACTCAACAGTGAGTGCTGATAGTGCAACATTGACCCTGGGCACTGTGGCAATCCGCACCATGGTCAGTGACTTGGCTCGTAACAGTGCCGCCAGCAACATTGTTGCTGATGTGGGTCGTTTGTTTGGTGAAGCAATTGCTCGCAAAATTGACACAGACTTGACAGCTTTGTTTGCTGGCTTCTCTACTGTGATTGGTAATGCATCAACAACTATCACTCCTGCTGCCATCTTCCAAGCAGTGGCCACATTGCGTAGTGCTGGTGTTCCTCCAAGCGACTTGTATTGCGTGTTGCACCCTGCAATCGCATATGACTTGAAGAGTGCATTGACCACTCAAGGTAACACTCCATTCACAGCAGGTGCTTATGGCGACAATGCCAACCAAGCCATGCGTGAAGGTTTTGTTGGCATGCTGTCTGGAGTCCCTGTATTTGAAACTTCAAACCTGGCTGACACAGGCACCACAGGTGACTACAAGTGCGGCTTGTTCCACCGTGAAGCTCTTGGCTTGGCCATGATGGGTGACATTCAGATTGAGACACAACGCCGTGCCTCTTTCTTGGGTGACGACATTGTTGCAAGTTGCAACTATGCAGTGGGTGAACTGTATGACGGTTACGGCGTGCAGTTGTATAATGACTCCAGCATTCTTTAATTAGAGGACTAGAATCATGGCTTTCATATCTTTTGGTTCAGATTTTGTAAGTTTCGCCACCAGCGATGACTTGTATGATCTTGACCACAGATTATTTGAACAAAATGAAGGCCTTGATGACAACTATGTTCAGGATCAACTGGTCCGCTCCACAGCTAGAATACTTGAGCTGTTGAGATCTACTGATTGGTGGAAGAGTTATTACCTTGAACGCAACACAGGATCTGGAGCCATCCAGATCAACACAGTGGCTGATATCCCTGCATTGGATCCCACACGGATCTTGAGTAGACAGGATGATTTCACTGACCTGTGTTGCTATTATGGTTTATACAACTATATTCTTCCCTACATTGCTGATTTTTCCAATGAAGACTCAGCAGAGCGTCGCAAGATGGCTTACTATCAACAGAAATATGATCTGTTGTTTGGTGAACTGATCACTGCAGGCGATTGGTATGATTTTGATGACTCTGCCACAATTGACAGTGCTGACAAACAGCCTGGCGTGTGGAATCTACGGAGAGTGAGATGAGAACACAGATACTTGATTATTTTGCAGCCAACAAGGTCAGTGGTTACACATTGACTCAAGAGTTACCCTGGGATGCCTCTGGTGACCCATTGTATCTCAAGAACTTCAAATACATCTATGTTGATTCAGATCAAATTGCACAAGAACCTCTCATTGATGTGCTCAACGGTGCTGGCATTGTGAATGAAAACACAACTGTCAGAGCCTATGTCACTACAGATGCAAAAACCCAACCCTCAAACTATGCTACCATGGTCAGCACATTCAAAAATGCCAGATTAGACACTGACATTGCTGGTGTAACACAACGAGCAACACAAGTGTCAACTGAATTTGTTGGAGATGCTCAGGTAACGCAGTTTGAATTCAGTTTCTCAAAACTGATTGTCAATTCATAAAGGAAAAACGATATGACAGTTTATATCAATCCAAGTCCAGGTGTAGCAGGTGCTCAAGTAACATTGACTCTTGCCAGCGTGGCAGTTGCTGGTAACTTATCAGTTCCATCGCTTCAGGATATTACACTTAATAATTCTAACGATGTATTTTCTTGGGAACAGCTTGATGCTGGCTCCAAGAAGCAGATTGCTACCACAGCAACCAACAGTCTCAGTTTGAATCTTGTGTTAGACACAGAAACATTCTTTGGTAATAGTTCAGCCACTGCCAACAGTGCTGCTTACCTGGGTGTGTTTGGTTTGTCAAAAAACAAGACAGCTTGCACATTCTCACTTTACATGGGTGATGATTCTGCAGGTGCCAATACCAAGACCATCACAGGCACTGCTTATGTAACAGGTCTAGCTCCCACAGTTAGTGCGTCAAGTCCAGTGTGGGTTTCGCCCATTACATTGACCGTAACTGGTGACTACACAGTTAGCTAATCACAAACTGAGTAGAGAAAAAGGGCCCCTAACCAGGACCCTTTTTTGTTGGCCGCTAAATAAGTGCTCAAGGAGATTTAGAGATGACAGTAATAGATTCAAAGACTGACAGTGAATTGCTACGCAGTTTGTTAGCAGAGACAGCCAAAGCCAGTTCAGAAATGCGTTGTGCTCAAGGTGATCTTGACAAAGCCAAAAATAGATTGGCCTTTACAGTGGCAATATTAAACGAACTTATTCATAGACAGGAGATCAAATGAAATTAAATCAATTGGCTTCAAAGCCACAACTAATCAAAATCACACTAGACGACGAGAATCTAGTTAAAGAATTTGGCGAAAGCATTGAATTCTGGACCTGGGATCGCCAACCACTTGATGTGTTCATGAAGTTGGCCAATGCCAAAGAAAGCGATATCAGTGCCATGATTGATATTGTTCGCACACTGATCCTCAATGAAGATGGCACACAGATTGTCACAGCAGATGCCATGTTACCTACCAATGTGTTGATTGCGGCCATTGCCAGCATTACAACTACACTGGGAAAGTAATCTGCGAGGAACCTGACTGGGAAAGCGGTGAAATTAAAATGGTCATTACTTTAGATAACCTCGCACATAGATATCAATGCCTACCCAGTGAGGCCTTGTCAAGAGCCACCACATTTGATTTGTATGTGTTGGATATCTCTACCAAGTGGTCAAACTATCAGCACGCCAAGATGGAATCAGAACGCACAGGCAAACCCATGACTCCGCCCAAACTCAGTGAAGATCGCATGCTGGGAATGATTCGTCGTGTAAGGGAGCAACACTCATGATCAAAGTTGATATCACTATTGGCACTGATCAAATCACACCCATGCTGGCTAGAATCAAACGAGAACTGGCCAACTATCCAGAAGAAGCATTGTTGGAGTTCAAGCAGTTAACTCCCAAACGATCTGGACACGCTAGACGCAACACTAGACTCACTGGTGACAAGCACGAGATTCGTGCTGATTATCCTTATGCTGAAAGACTAGATCAAGGCTGGAGTAAAATTCAAGCACCAGATGGTATGACCAGGCCATTTTTAAAATGGAGTCAGCGACGCATCAAACAAATTTTTAGGAACACACCATAATGGCCACAACCAACGCAACCATTGATGTTAGAGTTACTGGCCAAGCCAGTTTAGACAAACTAGGCACCAGTCTTGATGGCTTGCATCGTCGCATGCTGGGACTACGCAGTGTGGTTGCAGGCCTGGGCTTTGCGGCCCTGGGTCGTTCAGCACTGCAAATGGCAGATGACCTGCAAGACTTGTCAAACGCATCAGGCATTGCGGCAGGCAATTTGTTGGAGTTCAAGAAAGCACTAGAAACATCAGGTGGTCAAGCAGATCAGATGGCCACTGGTATTACCAAGTTTGCACAAAGCATTGATGAAGCCGCACAAGGCAATCAAAAGGCCATTTACAGTTTTCAACAACTGGGAGTGAGTCTCACAGATCTAGGTGCCTTGAGTGAACGCGACTTGTTGATCAAAACACTTGAAGGTATTTCAAAGCTACCCAACGCCTCAGAGCGTGCGGCTGCAATGATGGACAAGTTTGGTAAGACATTTAAAACAGTTGATCCTGGTGAACTAGCACAGAAACTTCGTGACACAGCAGGCACCATGGATCAGTATGCTGCCACTGTAAAACGAGCCGCTGAACTACAAGACAGTCTTGCCACTGCTGCTGGCACACTCAAACTGGCATTCCTAGAAGCATTCTCAGGACCAATTCAACGCATCAATGACTTCAACAAAGCAGTAGAAGATGGCAAGTCAAAAATTGATACACTTGTCACAGTGCTCAAGGTGCTCACAGTGGTGGCTGCCACAGCATTTGGCTTTGGTATCTTCCGTGTGCTGATTGGCACATTGGGCACTGTGGGTCGTGGATTCACAGCACTGAAAAGTCTAATGCAATCAACATCAGCAGCAGGTGCCATAAGTTTTGCTCCCAACAGCAGATTCATGATGGCTTTGCGTGGTGTTGGCAGTTTGTTGGGTGCTATTGCCACAGGTGTTGCCACTATCTTTGGATTGAGTTCACCTGACACTCAGGACACTGGTTCCAGCAAGGCCACTGATGAAAAAGCAGCCGCAGAAGCCAAACTCAAATCAGAAGCAGAGCAACGACGCAAAATCAATCTTGACAATCAAGCAAGAGAAATTCGTGCGGTGCAAGATGTCACTGCTGAATACGCCAAACAGTTCCAGGTCAGCAATAACCGTGCCATGTTAGAAGCAGAATTGATTGGCAAAACAGAAGATGAAAAGCAGTTGAGAATGGGCTTGTTTGATCTTGCACAAAAATACAATGATGTTCAAGAACAGTTGTTGAAGAAAAAGCGAGATCTCAAAGAAGAAGATGCTTACCTGATTCCCACAATCAATGCACAGATCAAGGCCAATGCTGACTTGTATAATCAACAAGTTGCTGGCTTGCAAGCTGTAATCAATCAGCAGATGATTTCTAATGCCCTGGAGCAAGATCGCAAAAATGTTCTTGAAGCCATTACCAAACAACTGGAGCGTCAAGGCGTGCTAGGTGATCAATTGGTCTCTGCCAATGATCGCTTGCAAGAAGTCAACTTTGATGCCAGCACCAGAGGCATGAGTCCTCTTGCCAAACAAATGGCACAGATCACAGAAGAAAATCGCAAAGCAGCCTTGGCAGCAGGTCGTGCATTCTCAGCACAGTTTGCTGACATGGATCTCACCACGCAACAAGCCCAAGAACTCAGTGATGGACTGGCACAGATTGCTGATCGTTATAATCAGATTGCTGCCGCACAAATGGCCAATTTGGAACAGTCAAGAACCTTTGCTGAAGGTTGGAAAACAGCATTTGCGGAATATGCTGATGCTGCTTTTAATGCGGCTGACTATGCCCGTAACATATTTGCCACCACTACCAAAGGCATGGAAGACATGATTGTGAACTTTGCCAAGACAGGCAAATTGGAATTCAAATCATTCATGGCATCAATTGTGGAACAGATCTTGAGAAGTCAGGTTCAACAGTTGTTGTCACAAACATTCAAACTGGGCGGAGGCGATACCAGCCCAGGTAACATATTCAGTAGTTTGTGGTCTGGAGCCAAGAGCTTGCTGGGATTTGCCAATGGTGGTATGATTCCCACAAACTCACCTGTGTTGGTAGGTGAACGAGGACCTGAATTGATCTCTGGTGCGGCTGGAAGATCAGTAACACCCAATGAAGCATTAGGCACCAACATAACCTACAACATCAATGCAGTAGATGCTGCCAGTTTTCGCAGTATGGTTGCACAAGACCCAGAATTCTTATTCGCAGTAACAGAACAAGGCCGTCGCAGACAGCCTGGACAACGGAGATAATCAATGGCCACAGCAGATCAAGCCTTTCAATGGATCATCAACAATGCCACAGGTATGAGCATTGATGGTCGTGGAGTAGTTGCACAGACTACCACACGAGAAAATGTCATACGCTCAGTAAGTCGTGGAGGCCGTGTGTGGAAGTTCACTGTCTCACCATCACCTGGTGCTACTTTGACTGAAGCAAGACCTTATTTGGCCAAGCTAGATCAAATGGATCGCATTACCATGGCCAATATCAATTTCAACCATGGGGGATTTGAGAACATCATTGGGTATCAAGGTAGTGGTTCAGGTGGATTCTCAGTTGTGGTTCCATCAGGCACTTCAGTAACCACTTGCACTGTCACAGCAGGCTCACTGAGTGGCAGCTATGTGGCTCGTGCAGGTGATTGGCTACAAATTGGTGCCACAGGATCAGTTTATCAAGTTACGGAAGATCCAGCCACAGGCAATGGTGCCACAGTTACCTTGAACAGACCAATTGATGAAGCCGCAGGCACATACACTGGCTTGTTTGGTGCTGATGTGACCTGGACTGTGTTGTGTGTGCAAAGACCCACCTGGAGCCTAGTGCCTGCAGGCAACAACATGTTGGTAAACTGGTCTGGAGACTTTATCTTCTATGAGGATCGCACATGAGCATCAATCTATCAGGTTACAGTTCAGTAGGTGTTTGTCTTTGTGTGAGATTGGACATACCTGATTATGGTGTATTGCGATTGTCAACATTCCACAAAGCCATCAATGTGACAGAAAGTGATGGATATGTTTATTCATATTCACCTGCTGGTGTGCTCATGAGTGTGAGTGAAAGTGTAAGTGAACTTCGTGCAACATCAGTGGAAACTGCCATTGGCCTCACAGGTATTCCTACAGAGTATTGA